AGCACGCTCGGGCATTACACGGCGAGCGGCGCAGCGTTCCTCGCGTTTCATGCTGAACACGGCACAACGGCAAACACGTTTCGCACGCGCGGCATTGCGGGCAGCGTCATAATGACGAACTCATTGGGGGCTTTGTTGTTCGGGCGTGTCACCAACGCCAATGCGGACAATCAAACGATGACGGCAGACGTGGTGTGTGGCGCGGTGGGCGGTTGGCAATTTAACACGCCGCTGATTGTGGGTTCGGCAGCGGCGGCACAATACATTGCGCACACTGGGCCGGTAGGATCAAATCGCGATATCAATTTTAATTCGGTCAACACCGCGCGATGGATCATGCGGGTCAATAGCTCCCCGGAATCGGGCGCTAACGCAGGCTCAAATTTCGACTTGTATGCGATGACCGATGCGGGCGGCGTGATCGGCATCGCGTTTGGTCTCAACCGCGCCACCATGAACGCAACATTCGGCGGAACGGTGACCAGCACGGCATTCGTTTCATCGTCGGTCAACATTTATTCGACGCAGCCGATTTTGCGCTTCAATGAAACGGACGGGCTAACCGACGAAAAAACATACGACGCCACGGTGAGCGGCGGTACGTTGTCTTTCCGTACCCGCACGGATGCCGATGGTGTTGGCGGCAATTTTTTCGCTATCGCACGCACGGGCGCGGCAATCACAAACATCGCGTTTGGCAACGCGACGCATAATCCGACCTACAGTTTTTTAGGGACTGGCATCGCGACGTGGAACAGTAGCCAGGTAATAAACGCACCGGTCGGCAGTATTAGCGGAATACGTGTCAACAACAACGGCGTAGATGATGTTGAAGTTTTAATCAACACAGCAACAGCCGGAAACGCCTATGCGCGTTTCACGAATAGTGGCGGACAAAATTGGAGCGTTGGCAATCAGCGCAGCAGCGGCAACTTTTTCATTAGCAACGCGGTAGGCGCGGGAACGCCTGTGCTGACGATTGATACGAGTGGGGTGACGAGGGTAACCGGCAACTTCATTGCGCCAACGCTGACGGTGAACAAAGCCGGATCGCCGCGCATTCTGATTCAAGACACAAGCGCCGCAGCGGACGAACGCACATTTGACATCATCGCAGCGGGCGGCGATCTTGTTTTCCGCACGCGCAATGATGCCGATAACGCGGGCGTCGCGTTTATGACCGTTGCGCGTACGGGCACGGCGATGGACTCCATCACATTTAGTGGGCAAGTCAACGCGCCCGCGTTCAACGCATCGTCCTCGCGCGACATCAAGCGCGAGACTGGCAAACCCTCACGCGTCGCTGACATTCTCGCGCGCCTGCGTCCGATCATGTATCGCTTGCTGGCCGGTGATGATCGCGAGCAGTTAGGCATGATCGCGGAGGAAGTTCACGAAATTTGCCCGCAGCTCAGTGACGGCAAAACGATTTCCTATGATCGTCTCGCGGTGCTGTTGCTGGCCGACTGGCAAGACCGGAACGCCATCGCATGACCGCCAACATCAAAACCGCAGGCGTCGATATCGACACGAAATTCATGGCGCGCGTGAACGCCAAGATTGCCGACGTGGGTTTCAAAGTGGCGGGCGTGGATATTTCCAATCGCTATGAGGCGCGCGGCAGCGCAGCGGCGATAGCGAACACGGGATTGAAAGCGGCGGCAGTGGACCTCGCGACGTTGTTTCGCGATATCAATGCGCCGCTCGTCACACACACATTGACGGCAGCGGTTAGGGACGTGACCGCCGATGTCGGCTCGCTCACGATCTTTACGGGACTATCAGATTATTGGGGCGGATTCGGTGCGCTCGCGCCGACGACTTACGCGGGCGCGGTGGTGTCGTCGATTTTCGACTTGAACCAGGGCTCATTTACTTTCCAAGTGGAAATGCAAGGCAACCGGGCAAAGTCGTTTTTCAGTTCCATCGTTATCAACGGCGTGACGTTTTTGACATCGACGGCAGGCTATGCGCCGTCATCGTCGGTGACAAATTGGAATTGGCCGACGGCGGCAGGTTTGGCGGCGGGTAGTTATTCGATCTCGATCAATCCATAACGAGGGCAGTTGTATGAATGCGAAAGTGAATGGCAACGGCGCAGCGGCGCAGCAAGTGCAAGTCAATCCCGTGGAAGTCGCGCGCGTCGCGCTGACGTTTTTAGCGCGCGTGGAATTTAGGGCAGCGGAACGACAAATGTTTGATCTGACCGAAAGTATGTTGCGCGCCATCGTCGATGGCCAAGTGGTCCTCGCGCCCGCGCCACAACCGGCGAACGAGCCGACGTTAGTTGAAGCCCCGGCAGCGACGCAATGAAACTCGCCGCGCTTGCCCTCCTGCTTTCAGGATGCGTCTTTTCGCCGCTACCTGTTGCGTGTGAGCGAGCGCCGACAGTGGTTGTCGTCTGCTTGTTTGCGAAGTGTGATGTGCCCGACGTGCCGAAAACGACGGGTGAAATGTGTGTAAAGCAACAGGAGTCAAGACCATGAACAAGACTTGTCCACTCGTCATCATGTTGTTGTACGTGATTGCCGTACTGGTGTTTTTGTTTGCGGCCTTCGCCGCGCCCGCTGCAATGGTATTGCATTGGGCAATCGTTGGCCTGGCGCTCGCGACGTTCGCGACGCTACTCAAAGTGCATTGTTGTGATTGTCCGAGACAAGGGTGAACACATAGATAGCTGGCCCCTTTCCTCGTGCGCCGGGGTGCGCCGCGCCGCTCGATGCCCTTGAGCGACGTGAGGGGAAAGGGGCACAGCTCCGTTGATAGACCATGACGTAACGAGGAGTGCCCATGCCAAAGCAATACGAGGCGATACGCGATGCCGAAATCGCAAAAGGCACTCCCGCAGCCGACGCGAAAGCGAAAGCCGCGAGAATCTACAACGCAAAGCGCAAGCCCGGTAGCCCTCCCGTTACCGGACACGAGCGCCGACTCTCCGACGCCCTCCCGCGAAAACACTAACGGGATTGGCGAGGCGAGTGATATCCAAGCGGTCCGCCGACGCTTGGAAGCCTTAGAGCGCCTGAAGATATTGCGCGAAGCGCGCGATGATTTTCTGCTTTACTGCCGCGTGATGATGCCGACGCCCGACGCGCCGGACGACTTAAACGAATCGCTGTACGAAGTCGCCAAGCATCACCGCATTTTGGCGGCAGCGCTTGAGCAGGTAGAGAAAGGCATCTACCCGCGCCTGATTGTCACCATGCCGCCGCGTCACGGCAAGACGCAGCAAATCAGCAAACTATTTCCCGCGTGGTACACAGGCCGCGATCCTTCGCGCTCAATTATCGTCGCGACCTACAACGATGACTATGCCGGTGACATCGGCCGCGACACGCGCGACATGCTGCGCCATCCGCGTCATGCACAAATTTTTCCCGGCATGAAATTGCGCACCGGCGCGCAAGCCGCCGATCGCATTCAAACCACGCAAAGCGGGCAATTGTCGTTCGTCGGGCGCGGCTCCTCATCGACGGGTCGCGGCGGTCACTTACTGATTGCGGACGATTTGATTAAGGACGCGGAGGAAGCCGACTCCCCTGCCATGCGCGAAAAAATATGGAACTGGTTTGTGAAAGTCTTTTTGACGCGGCAAATGAAAGCGGGCGCGTGCGTGATTCTCGTAATGACGCGATGGAATGAGGACGATGTGGTGGGACGGCTCACCGATCCGCACAACCCCGCGTACAACAAAGACGAAGCCGCCAAGTGGAAAGTCTTAAACCTGCCCGCGATTGCCGAACTTAATGACCCAATGGGACGCAAGCCGGGCGATGCGCTCTGGCCTGAACGATTTCCGCTTGCGATGCTGGAAGCACAAAAACGTTTAGACCCGTCAGGTTTTATGGCGCTCTATCAACAGCGCCCCTCCCCCGAGGAAGGCGCGTTTTTCCGCGCTGCTTGGCTCAAAACCTACGTGGTAGCGCATCGCCCGCCCGCGAATGAGATGCGGATTTATGCCGCCTCCGATCATGCCATCGGCACCGATCGCAAGAAGCATGACGCGTCAGTGATGTTGATCGCGGGTGTGTGCCCGAACAAATACCTGTGGCTACTCGATTGCTATTGGGATCGTCGCCCGCCCGATCAAACGGTGGAGGCGATGCTCGATCTCGTGCAGTTGTGGAAGCCGTCGTTTTGGTTCGCCGAAGACGAGGCGATTCTCAAATCCATCGGCCCGTGGATACACAAACGCAAAATTGAGCGCGGCATCCCTGTCGTCATCGACTCGATATCGGCGCACAAAAATAAGACCGCGATGGCGCAGTCGATCGCGGGACTCCTGCAAGCCGGGCGCGTCGTGTTTCCTCAAGCCGCGCCGTGGTTTCAAGAAGCCAAGCACGAGTTGCTGCACTTCCCGCACGGCGGCAATGACGATTTTGTGACGGCCATTTCCATGATGGGCCTGAAAGTGTTGCAGCTCATCGCGGGCACGCCGCAGCGCGATACGGCGACGAGCCGCACGGGCACTTGGGGATGGTGGAAAAAAGAGATTGCGTATCAGCAAAGCCTGCGCGAAGCGCCGGAAAAGTTAGAGGTGTGGTGATGTACATCAAAGGCTATGACATCGAAGTGCCGGACAGTCGCTGTGCGCTCGTCAAGGAGTTGCAGGAAGACGTGCGCGCCGACAAAAAGCACTATCGCGATATGTTCAAACAAATGTTGGACGATATGGAGCTGGCCTGGAATGGTGCGCCGAAGTCCTGGCCGAAAAGCAACTACAAAGTCAACATCACGCAGCGTTTCGTGAAACAGAAAGTCGCGTCACTGTATGCGAAGAACCCGCGCGCGGTGGCCAAGCGCCGCCAGCGCATGAACTTCGCCGTGTGGGATGGTTCGATGGATCAATTGCAGCAAGCGGCGCAAGGCATGCCCGATCCCATGACGGCGATGGCCATCATGCAGGATGCGCAGACCGGCAAGCAGCAAATGGAGATGTACGACAAGCTAGGTAAAACGCTGGAAATTTGTTTCCACTACTACATTAACGAACAAATCCCGACGTTCAAATCGCAGATGAAGCGCGCCGTGCGCGCCGCGATCCAAACGTCGATTGGCTACGTGAAATTGGGCTTTCAGCGCGAGACGGATTTGTCGCCGGATAACAAAGCCAAGATCGCGGATTTCCAACAGCGCATCGCGCACATGGAGCGCTTGATCGCCGACACGGGCGAAGACGGGGAAAAAGACAAGTACAGCTCCGAAGCGGAGGAGCTGCGCCTCATGGTGGAAAACCTACACAAAGAGCCGATGGTGATTATCCGCGAAGGGCTGGTGTTTGATTTCCCCAAGCCCACGAGCGTGATCCCAGATCGCAAATGCATATCACTCGATGGCTGGATCGGTGCGGACTGGCTCACCGAAGAAGTGTTTTTGACACCCGATGAAGTGAAAGAGTTTTACAAGATCGACATCGGCCACTGCGGCGAAGGCGGCTCATCGGGCGACGGCTATACCGCGTACTCGACGCAAGGCTTTGAGTACCGGCAGAACCCGCGCACCGATTTGACCGGCAAGCGCGCCGACTTGGTGTGTTGCTGGATGATGTATCACAAGCCCACCGGCCTGAAGTTTGAGCTGGCAGACGGCTACAAGGATTTCCTCAAAGAACCCGATGGCCCGGAAGTGATGGTGGAACGCTTCTTTCCGATCTATGCGCTGTGCTTTAACGAGCTGGAACATCCCACCAAGTTGTTCCCGCCGAGCGATGTCAACAACATGACGCCGCAACAGTTGGAACTCAACCGGCAAAAAGAAGCGCTGCGCGAACATCGCAAAGCGAATCGCCCCGGTTACGTGACGCCGAAGGGCGCGCTCTCGGATAACGACAAAAACGCATTGCAGGGACAGGAAACCAATGTCGTCGTCGAACTCGATGGCATGACGCCGGGCAGCAAAGTCACCGACCTCATTCAAGCGCTGCCCAAGATTGGGGTCGATCCGAATTTGTACGAGTCTCAAGGCATCATGGATGACGTGTACAAAGTGGTGGGCATGGCTGAACCCTCGTTCGGCGGCTCATCCGGCGACACGGCGACGGCCGTGGCCACCGCCGAACAGGCGCGCACGGCGGCACTGGAAGCCGAGGCCGATCAATTGAATGACTTTTTGACACAACTCTCGCGCGATGCCGGGCAAATCATGCTCATGGAATTGGACCCCGCCACCGTCAAAGAGATCGCCGGACCCGGCGCAGTGTGGCCAGAGATGAACCGCGAGCAAGTCATGCAGGAGCTGTACTTGGAAATCGTGGCCGGTAGCAACGGCAGGCCGAACAAGGTTCAGCGCCAACAAGCCTTGCAACAGTTGGTCCCCTTCCTCCTGCAAATCCCCGGCATGAACCCACAGTGGTTGGGCAGCAAGCTCATCGAAGCGATCGACGATTCAATTGATATGTCCGAAGCCTTCCTCGCGAATGTGCCTTCGATCACCATGATGAACAACCAAGCGCCGATGCAGCCGGGCGCGCCGGGCGCACAAGACCCGACACTGCAAGGACCGCAAGGCGCACAAAATGCCGAGCAACCGCCGACGCAACCGCAGGGAGCCGCGCCCGCTGCGCCGGGCCAAGGTGGCGTCGGCCGTCCGCCGTTGGTCGCGATGCCATCACAAGCCGCCGCGTAATCGACTGACGCCTGACAGCCGTCAGTAGCTTATTGATTACAGCGGGTGTAGAGTCCCGCCCGTTCGCCATTGAGACGTACACCTTGGAACCTAGCGATCAAGAGTTGCAGCCATCTAAGGCACCGGAGCCGTCACCCGGTAGCGAACCAGTCTCCGACGTAGCGCAGGATAAAACCGCGCCCGCAGATTCGTCACCTGCGAAGGACGAGGACAAGAAGACTTTATTGGATGCCGTCCGCTCCGCCATTGATGTGAAAAACATCGACGACGAAGACGCGCCAATAAGTACGAAGTCCAAAGCGGACCCGTCCACCGCCGAAGGCGATAAATCCCAGCCTGACGATAAGAGTAAACCGGATAGCAAAGACGACGTGAGCGACGATGCGTTGCTTGCGGCGCTCGATCAACTGAAGGCTGACGTACCTCTCAACAAAATTGAACGCTTCCGTGAAGTGGTTCAGGAGAATCGGCAGCTCAAGGGAGCCAACGAACGATACCGCGCCATCGACCAAACCCTGACGGACATCGGCAACGATGCCAGAGTCGTGGGTTTATCGAATGATGATGTCGCGCAATTGTTCGCGTGGCCTCGCCTGCTTGCGCGTGACCCGACTGCGGCTGTTGAACAGTTGCAGGCGTTTGCCTCGCAATGGCAGGAAAAAGTCGGCAAGACGTTGCCAGAAGACATCAAGAAAAAAGTCGATGACGGCTTACTTGATGAAGACACGGCAAAGGAAGTCGCGCAACTGCGTGCCACTAGCGAACTCGCTAAAACACGCGGTGAGGCCGAACGAGTAGATCGGGAGCAAAAAGGACGCGAGCAAGCGCTGAACGATATACGCGCGGCCGTCGATCGCTATCAAGGTGAACTTAGAACGTCAGACCCAGATTACACGCCGGAAAAGCACGCGATGACGGTCGATGCCCTGACCGCACTCGTGGCGACTCGCGGTGTACCTGCGTCGGTGCAAGACGCGGTGGCGATGGCCAAAGAAGCCTATACCACTGTGACCAAGCGCCTCTCCGCATTCAAACCGCAACCGCGCCAAGTTGCGAGTCCCAGCATCGGCCGCCGAATGAATAAACCGGCCGAATCACAGCCAAAGACAATGCAGGAAGCAGTATTGCAAGCATTGGGCGAGTGATGACCGGCCTTTTCGGAGGCTGCAATCATGGCATTTACCGCTGCCGAGCTAGCGTCGATTGCGAACGCTGCGCTCGATTTCCATTTCAAGGGCAAAGCACTGCCCCAATCCATTCAAGACAAACCACTACTCAGCAAGCTTGAAGGCGCGCGCAAGACGTTTCCCGGTGGCAAAGGTGACATCACCATTCCCGTGAAAGGCAAGTACGCGTTTGAAGGCGCTGCTACTCCCCTCGTCGGATCACTGCGCGGTTACACGCATGACGATCCCGTTGCCTACGGCAACATCGCTGGCATTGAGCGCGTTAAATATCCTTGGCGCGAGGTTCACACCGGCTGGAACGTCACTTTCACGGAATTGAAAATCGACGGCATTAGCGTGGTTGATTCGGCGTTCGGCGAGAACACCAGCAAACACAGCAAGCGCGAAGTGACCGCGATCACCAACATCATGGAAGACAAGGTGGAAACCTTTGGCGAAATCACCAGCAAGTCGCTGAACACGATGTTCTGGGGCGACGGCACCGTCGATCCGTTGGGCTTCATCGGGCTGCGCTACTTCATCACCGCAACCCCTGCGGTCGGTGTGACTGGCGGGCTGGATCGCGCGACGAATACGTGGTGGCGCAATCGCTATGCCACTTGGGCATCAGCGACAGTTGAAATTCCCAACATGATCCACGCGGAAATGCGGCAACTGCGCCGCTACGGCGGCAAGCCCACGCTCGCGCTCGCCGGTTCCGCCTTCCTCGATGTGCTGGTGAAGCAACTGCGCGACAAGGGTTACTACACGGATGCAGGTTGGACGAAGCCAGGCAGCACCGACATCGCGATAGCGGACATCCGCTACAACGATTTGGTATTCCAGTACGACCCGACGCTCGATGACTTGGGCGCAGGGTTCACGAATGCCTGCTACATCGTCGATCCCAAGCACCTGTTTATCTACGCGATGGAACAGGAGTACGGCAAGGATCACGCGCCCGCGCGTCCGCACGATGTGTATGCGTTGTTCAAAGCGCGTACCTACACCGGGCAACTGGTTGCCGATCAGCTCAACTGTCACGGCCTCTATCAAGTCACTTGATAGCAACGAGCGCGGCCAACCGGCCGCGCTCTCTTTAACGGTGGAGGTGTCATGCAATTACTGAATGCACTGGTCGCGATCACGGGCGATCGAAACAACATGCTGTGGCGAACCGGATTGACGGTCGCTGAAATTTTACTGTTGCAACAGTTGCACGGCGAAGACGCGGTAAATCAAATCGAACCGGCTGGCGACGTGACTCGTTCTGCGCAAGAGGAAATCGACCGATTGAAATGGGTGTATCCACGCGAAGGCGTACGCATTCAAAACATTTGGCGCGACTTTCCGGGGCCTGCGTTTCCGACGCGCATCGACATGCTGCCGCTGAACCCGGCGCTACTGAAGTCACAGGAGTCATCGGCCCCGTACATCGTTGACGCGAAGGTAGCGTGATGCGATGCGCGGCGAAACATTGGGGCAGCTATTAAGCGAGCTGCGCGCGGAGTGCGGTTACAGCCAGAACGCAGCCCACGGCATTAACAATCGCGACTCGCTGGTGCAAGTCATCAAGCGCACGCAGCGCCGACTCTGGTCCTCGTGGGACTGGATGCACATGCGCGTGTCTCGCGATATTCCGTTGATGGCCGGGCAGCGTTATTACAACGTGCCCGTCGATCTTTACTACGAGCGCATCGACGACGATGGCGGCGAAGTAATGTTCGGCGGTATGTGGATGCCGCTGTGCTTTGGAATCAACGAGCGCGATTACTCAATCTTTGACCCGCGCATCGACTCCCGTTCTTGGCCGATTCAAAAATGGGACGTGGCGGAAGACCCCGCCGATTCAGGCGGCACGGTGGATGGACGCGGCATGATTGAGGTGTGGCCGTTGCCATCGGACAGTGGCGTGGTTGGCGGCAACTTAGAAGGTAATCTACGTCTGTCTGGCGTGCGCAATCTCAATCCGCTGAACGTCGATGCCGATCGCTGCGATTTGGATAGCGATCTTATTGTGCTGTATGCAGCGGCGGAAATTTTAGCGCGCGACCGCAAGGACGATGCGCAAGCGAAACTGCAAATGGCGCAACAGATATTCATGCAACTGCGCGGTAGCGCCGACAAAAAGCGAACCTTTAAGTTGGGCGGCGATACGGATGAACACAAGAAGATCGAAGTGTTCGCGCATCCCGTGCCGTTCTCGATTTCGGGGCACTAATGGGCTACAGCGTCATCAAGTCCTTTGAGCGCGGTATCGACTTGCGGCGCATGATCGACACCACGGAAGCGGGCGCGCTACTTGATGCAAAAGATTGCCACATTACGCGTGGCGGTGAGATTGAAAAGCGCGCCGCGTTTATCGTGACAGCAACGATGCCACCGGAAACTACCGGCTTTTACGCAACACGCGGCCCAGTATTTCACACTTGGGGTATTGGTCCTGCCCCTGCCGGGATGCCACCGCGCGGCGTGTATCACGACGTGCAATTGCCGGATGACCCGTTGACTACTACGGATGATGAATCGACGCTGACGATCGAAGCGATTTTGTCGGTAGAGGAATTTAGCGGCAATCTGTATGTGATCGTGAAATACAGCGATGGCAAAGTGCGTCATTGGTACAACGATATCCTACTTATGAAGGTGGCTCCAACGCCGCCCGTTCTTCTGTCGCTTCCGCCACCACACCCCTCGCCAACGGCAACCCCTATTCCCCTTCCCGGCCCGATACCGCCGACCAGCGCATCGCCAGGAAGGCCACAATGCAGTTTCTACCTTGTCGCCCTGTCGCCGATGACGTTGCAGCACATTTCCATGCACGCGCCCGGCGCGCCGGAAGATGAGACGTTTGAAATGTGGGAAGAACCGGACGGCACTTTCATCAAGTTGATGGATAACATGGATGATTGGGCTGATCTCGCCATCCTCATCCCGATGGGCTTTTTTACTTACGCTTATGTCGTGGGCTATGCGTTGGCCGTGCCGGGCGCGGGGGCTGAACAGCAAATTGCGTCACTTATCAACGCACATGTACCAACCCATCCCGATACACCGAAAGCGTGGTGTCAGATCGCCGCCGACGGCAAGTTGACCGTATGGATTGAGGAACAAACAACCAAGTGGAACGGATGGGCGATCAACATTCAAGGCGATGGCTTATTTTTTACGACAGCAAACCCCGGCCCGCTTTCGCCGTCTACTGCAATTATTACTCCCACTTTTAGCGGCGGCATTGAGCCGCCCATTGACCCAGATGACCCCGGCGGTGGCACGGGTGGTGGCGGCTCAACATTCGTACCAGGCCCCCTTGATGTGGGCACGTTTGTGTTGGCCCACAACCGGAAGCTGTATTGCACGCAGCAACAGCTACTCAATTTCACCGCGTTAGACAAGCCTGATGGGTGGCCGTTTACACCACTAAGCGGCTCGATAGACCACACGAACATTGGCGAAGGCATGCCGATTCTACTATCGCTTGCCGATTACGGTGGCGACTTGGCGGTGTTTGGCGATCGGCATATTTTCATTTGGCGAATGGACCCGGACCAATTGAAAAACTTCAAGCGACAAGTCTTGCATCGCACCGGCACGATCGCGCCGCACAGTGTCGTGTCGTTCGGGCAAAACGAAGTGATGTACCTCGATCGCAGCGGCATTCGCAGCTTGCGTCAGCGCGAGTCACAAGACGCGGGGTTTGCCTCCGATCTGGGTAACAACATTGATGACTTAGTGACGGCGAAAATTCGGAACACCACAACCACGCAGCAAAAGGAAAAGTTTTGGGGTGACGTTGAACCCAACAGCGGTAGGTTGTGGATGGGCTTGCACGATATCATTTTTGTTCTCTCGTATTTCCCCGGCAATCGAATCGCGGCGTGGACCTACTACGATGCCACGACTTATCCGATCGACATGCTGAACGCGACCGATGAACATATTTATTGGCGCTCCGGTGATAACGTGATTGTGTACGGCGGTGAGACGGGCGTGGAATACGATGCCACCGAAGCGTTGGCGCGCGTGCCGTACATCGACGCGGGCAAACCCGCGACGTTCAAAAGTTGGAGCGCGCTTGACGCCGCGCTATTTGGTACGTGGCAAATCCGCGCGTCGTTTGACCCTACGCAACCCACCGCATTCGATTTATTGGCGAACGTCACTAAGAGCACCTACGCGCAGGAGAAGGTGGCGGTCAACGGCAAGTCGCCCGCGCTTTCGCTTGAGTTTCGTTCTACTTTCAATGGCCCCGCGAGGATCGGCAATGCAACCCTGCATTACGAAGAAAACTTCAGCGACTGACGCGCGCCCGCCGCGCTTTCGTCAAGTCGAAGACCATCGCAGCGTATGGATTAACGTGCTGCCCGGCCTACAGGCATTGCTTGCGCAAGATGATGACCCGGACTGGTCCATTGAAGGCATCGACGAAATGTTACGCAATGGCGAAGCGACGTTGCTGGTCGATTGCGATGATGAAACGGCGTTCGCCGTGGTTAAGGTCACAACCTACATGAATGATCTTGCGTTACTCATTTATGCCATGTGGCACCAATGCGGCAACGCGGTCGAAAAGTTTCATCCACATTTGGAATTTATGGCGCGCGCGGCAGGCATTAGGTACGTGCGCTTTTATTCGCAGCGAATGGGTATGGCGCGCTTAGTGTCGCGCTTTGGCTATCGTGTGCGATCCATTGAATATTTGAAGGAGTTGCAACCATGAGTGGCGGTGGCGCAGCACAAGGTGAAGCACGACGGGCGCGCGACGAAGAAGCCGCACGCGAACGACGTATCAGCGAAGGCACGGAAACGATACGCCGAAAATTTGGCGAGTCGTTCAATAACTCCTATTACAAGAAGTTTGAGGACGCGGGTCATGCGAACTACACGCCGCAAATCCAACGGCAGTATGACAAGAGTTTGCAGGATTTACGGTTTGCGCTCGCGCGCAACGGATTGAGTCAATCCACTGCCGCTAACATGCAAGAGGCCGATTTGGACGTTCAGCGGAAACAAGCGGAAGACCAAGCGACGAACCAGATTAGAAGCCAGATGAATGCCCGCAAGGCGGATGTGGCCGGTCAAGAAACCGTCGCCGTAAATCAATTACAAAGTTCAGCCGATCCGGCATCGGCGGCGCGACAGGCCGCTGGCCTCATCAAGTCACAAACTGAGTTGCCAGGATGGTCAGCAATGGGGCAAGTCTTCACGGACGCGAGTGCCGCCCTCGCCAACCAAGCAGAGGCAGAGCGCAGCGGCAATCCGCGTTACAACTTAGGCGTCAGTCGGTGGGGTGATAACGCGCGCCGCTATCTGTCCAACATTGGGGGTAGGTGATTTATGCCAGTACCAGCCGCTTTAATTATGGCGATTATGAGTGCGGCTTCGATGGCTGCGAATGCCGCTGGCCAGCGCAAAGTAGATAAGGCGCGCGCCGCCGCGATGCGCGAATCGCGCGAGCGCAACGATGAATACGCACGCCGGGGGGCTGCGTCCGCACAATCGACAACCGATATTTTAACCAGCACGCCAAAGAAAGAAGAAGCGGCGGCGAAAGAGCGCGCTGACGCAGTGATCGCCGCGCGCGATCAAAGAAACCCAGTGACCGGCCAGACAAGCGATGAAATAGCGAACAGCACCCGAGCGCCAAACGAATCAACGGCGCTTGTGCAAGATCGCGCTATACGCAAAGCGCAGGGCGATCGGTTCGTTAATCAGCAAGCACAGGCTGCGGCGAGGCTACAGGGATTTGGTGATGTGATGACGGGGAACAAGATCGGCGTTGAGCGTAATTCCCAAAACTTAAATCAACTTGCCAACTCGATGCAAAACTGGAATCAAGACGTTTTACCGATGCAGTTAGAGGCCGGGAATCAAGCCGGTAACAATTGGAAAACATTAGCGGACATGATTCAAGTCGCGTCAATGATTTACGGCGGCGTGGGGATGATGAAGGGGCCACCCGTGAGCGCAGCGACCGGCGCGGATGCTGTATGGAACTCACCGCATTTATTTGAAGCAACCAAAGCGGCTGCGCCTAACTTCCTTCCTCAAGCCGGAGCGGCGCTACCGTCGGCAGCGTATGACTCACCGGAGTTATTTAACACGGTGATGACGCGAGGTAGGAACCCGTACTTACTTTCCGGTAACACTCTTTTTGACCCCTATCGCTAGACGGTGCCGCCATGCCGCAAGTACCAAATCGTTATTTCAACAACCAAGTCATCGCTGACGTTGGGCGTAATCTGTCGCTTGCGATTGCGGGTAGTCCCGAAGCCGACGCGGCGCGGTTACAGCAAAAGCAAATCGAAGCGAATATAACGCGCCAAGCTGAGATGGATCGCATGGCGCAAGAAAAACGTATGTCGGAGCAGGAGGGGTACGCCTCGCTTGCTGACTTGGTTGCGCTACCGACAGAGGATGAAGCCGGGAGAAGGGAGTTATAT